AACTAACTCCTTTTTCTACAAATTGTCCATAGTCCGACATCTTAAACTCTATAATAAATTCTCCTGCATTTTCTTTTACCTCATAGTTTATAGAGTTTAGCAAAGTTCCACTAACATTCTTATCACTCTGTTTAAGTGTATTCTTTGCTTGGCTTACAACCTTTTTACCAAACGACTTTAAGTAATTTCTTACGTTACGCACCTGCTACAAATACTTCTAGTTTTACATCATTTGTACCACTATCTACTAATATACTTTCTAAGTCTTTCATAAAAGTCACAATAGTTGCGTTTGAATCACTTACATTCATAGACTCGTGTGGAGTACCTAGCATAAAAGTTTTACCTGCTTCTAAAAGTATAGTAGCACTTCTATCTGCTACACTATCGTTATTGTCGTTATCTATTTGTAAAGATAGATTTACACTATTAGTAGAATCTAAATTAGTTACTCTTATATATTTAGTATCTTGTATGTCTAATGCACTATCTGAACCTGAAACCTTATCTTTTGTCAGTATGACTGTAGCGTCATTGTTTGCAGGTATTGTTACTATACGTTCCATTACGTGTTCTATACCTGTTATTGTTAGTTGGTTGGTAGAACCTCTTACCGAACCATTTAATATTACATTTTCTGTTAATGTTACTGTTAAATTTGCCATTATTTTTTATCTATTTGTTTTAATTTTCTTATTGCCCATTCTACTCCACTAGTTCCACCCCAAGCATCCCACATTAATCCACCACATCCTTCTGAGTATGGTACGTCTTTGTGTTGTTGGTGTCTTTTAAAACTAGCCATTCTTGCTATTGTATCTCTGCTTATATTTTCTCGTCTTGCAAGTTGTCCTGCTCTTGTCCAACCTACTCTTGTACCACAAGTCGTTCCATTTTCCTCTTTCCATTTTATTGCCCTCTTTGCATTGTTTGTTGCTGCTTTAGGATAATCGTTATATGTCTCAAATTTTCTGCTTATAGCATCTAACTTGTCTAATGTATCGTCATATTTCATAAGTAATCTTCGGTGGTATTATTTGTATTCTTAATTTGCCTATCTTAAATTTTATCATTTGCCTATTGGTGTTGTAGGTTGTGGTACATTACAACTATTATAGTCTTGTTCCACTATTATTGGTATAGTAAATGTCCATCCACTAACTGCGTTGTCAAATCTTTCTGTGAATGGCTCTATGGTAAAATCGTTATCTACAAAATATCTTTCTTCTTCTCCATGCTCTGCATTAAACTTAAATAAACTCTCTCCATGTTTAAATGTTGCTATGATATCTGTACAAATGCTAAGGCAATCACTTAGTACTTCTTGCTCGTTACTTTCATCTGGTTCTACTAAATCCATAATAAAAACTTGGAAATTAAACGTAAATTGTCCTTGTGATGCTACAACAGTCTGTGGTACAATATGCATTAGTGGATATAACGTGTTTTTTTCTAAATCCATCTCAAATATATCACCACTACTAACTTGTTGTATTTGGTAATGGTTAACTCCTAGTTGTTCTAGTGTATCTATAAGATTATTGTACGTTTTATTATTTACCATTATTTACACTTTTAAGTTCATTTAAATCTGCTTCATACGTTAGCCATGTTAGACAAACATATAAACTTAGGTTTGTTATATTATTTAGGTTTACTATTTCTCCTTTTGTTAAATTATACATTATACCAAACCAACCCCACTTTTTAGAAAATTCTTCTCCTGTTGTTATATTGTCATCTTGCTCTGTTCTAGAGAATACCAATGCAAATTGCTCAATAGTTCTCTTACGAAAGTCCAAAAAAAAAGCAATGCGTTTTGCACTTGTTCTGCTTTCATTTGCAGAAACTTATTTGCTCTCATTCCTGTTGTTGCACTATCATATGGTGCTATAGTGTAATATGATTTGTCTTTGTCAATTACTGGTCTAAATAGTATAGCCATAATTTTATGTAAGTTCTTATTTACATCTATTTTTATATATTGCTCCAAGTCTGCGTATTCTCCTAACGTTATTTCTTCTAAGTCTGGTATAAAACCATACTCATCATTATTTATTTTTACTATTTTTCTTAGATAAGTAGATTGTTTTGCTTGCCTGTCGCTACATTTCTTAAATATATCTACAACATGCGCTAAACTTAATTTGTTTAGTATTTTTGTAGGAATATCCGCCATCATATTTATTAATTCCTGCGTTTGCTCTATCTCTGTGCCATCTTCTTTTTCCAATAACCTCATCCATTTGTCTAGTGTTACATCACTCCATGACTTTATAGTAAACTCTTTTACTTCCTCATTTTCTAAAATCTTTATCGTCATAATCTTAAATAGAAATTTTTTACTTTTAGTTTATCTTTTTATATTTGCAGAGTTTCGTAATGAAATGTTTTTGTTTGTTAGCAGGAATAGACCGTAGGCCTAATTGATTTTGTAAGACCAAAGTTTGTTCCTGCTTTCTTATTGTATATAGTATCTACCATAACTTGTGTCTATTTCATAATACATCCTCATAGCCATAGCATCTGCATAATCAGGAGACCTACCAAGAATTGCTTTGACTGTTTCTTTTGGTATAATTTGTAATTTATTGTCCTTATCTTGGTCTTTACTTCTTATCTGTTCTAACTCCTCTATCATTGTTTGTTTTATATTTACATCATTCATACTTATACCTATCTGTGCTGTATTTATCATACTTGCTAACTTGTAGTAACATTGTGTCTTTAGATTTTGGTAATTTTCTTTCTTTATTGGTCTAGAATTGTTTACAAAACCTCTACATCTTAGATAATCTTTAACTCCACCACCAACGCCATCCTCATCTACAATTATGTTAGATAATTTAACTTGCTCTTGTTGTTGTATTTGTTTAATTTGCTCTACGACATCATTTATAGCGCTTTTAAGCAACGTTATTACTTTTGTAATATGTAACCCTTTCCATAACATTATAATTGTTTTATCGTTACCAAATCGTGCTACATCACAAGTTATGTATTTTTCTCCATCTATGCCTTGTTGGTCAAATAGTCTAACTATTGCATCATAGTTGCATAAACTATCATCTGACACATCATATTCCCAATTACCAAATAATAACCTTTGTTTACTTAGTTCGTCAAGTGTTTCTAGTTGTGTTTTATAGAATTTGCTTATGTATTCATTATCATCTACTAGACTTTGTATGAATCTCCTATGTTTTTTTATAGTACCATCTTTTGCAGGTTTATAGTATTGCGTATAAACCCAATTTTTAGCAGGATTGCAAGTCATAAGTAACTTAGGTATAATATTATACTTATCTAACTTGTACCTTAATCTACTTGCAACAATATTCTTTGCCTTTTCTGTAATTTGGTTTGCCTCATCTATAAACGCACCTGTTATCTCTAACGAACCTAAACTATCAAAGTTTCTGTCTGATGGATATAAGAACAAATCTTTAAGTATTATCTCTGAGCCATTATAAAACTTTATGATGTTTGTACTTGCATTAAAGTTATAATGTTTGTCTGCTATAATATTCCAATGTTGGCACACTTCAAAGAATGTATTTAACGTAGTTTTTTTAAGTGCATCTAATTTACTACGCCCCATTAGGTATCTTGTACCTGCATATTTAAGACATACAATAATTATCCATGCACAACCAACCCATGACTTACCACCACCTGCTGCACCACCAAATAGTATCTCTGTTGTTTGTTTGTCAAATAAGTATTCTATTGCCTGTTCCTGCGTATAAGTAAATTTAGCATCAATAGTCAATACCTTTTATGTTTACATTTATTTTTATAGGTTCATTATCGCTAGTAATATCTAAATGCGTTTTTTCGTTCCAACCTAACCTAGTTTTAGCGGCATGTATTACCACACTAGGTACTTTATCCTTAACACATTCATAATATTTTGACTTTATAAAATCGTTTTCTATATTTTGTATCTCCTTTACTTGCTCTGCAAACTCTTTATCTTCTTTCATCCATTTATAAAAGTTCGTTCTACTTAACTCTGTTTGCTTTAATGCAGTTGTTATAACGCCTAAGCTATTTTCCAAGGCTTTTAGTAAACGTTCTTTATTTATGCGTGTTCTATTTTGTTCCATTTCTACAATATTTATCCATGTTTATATTATATGTATATCCAAGTTCATTAAGTATTCTTTTTATCTTGGTCATTGGAAACGACTGACTAGCATATCCTAATCTAAATATGTAATTCTTAAAATCTGTTAAATCAATTACACTATGTTTTGCCACATATTCTTGTATTTTAACTTTTGTAGTTTGTTTTTTTATTTTGTTAAATACATCACCATAATCATCTTCTTGTCTTAAACTCATAAATAACTTATCTATTTTTGTTGCATGTGTTTCCAATAACAGCTTATTACTTTCTTTGTATTTGTATTCTCTTATGTTATCTTGTAGTAATTTTGCTATAATTTCATACTGTTCTTCTTCATTATTAAATAGATATGGATAGTTTTTATCTACTAACTCTGGAAAAGTAACTTTATTTGGTGCAATAACAAGTTGGTCATTCATAATACTCTCTGCTACACTTATACAAAATGTTTCGTGCCTACTATTTATTACGTTTGCATGGCATTTGGATAATTCTTTTAGATAATCGCTATGTAAACTAAATGACTTC